TGCTTTCTCTAAGTCAGATCGTAACTGCTCTCCTCCCTCTGGTCCTAACTCCTGCTTTGCTTTATCTAATTCATACCTGTCAATAACAAGACGGAAGAATGGAGCGTTAGGTGGTAACAGTGCTAACAATAACTTAGAAGCTAAGTTGTTCACTCCTCTAGCTCCTACTCCTTGATATGGTGTGTAGTACTTAGTAGCGTGACTGTGACCATCGGGTGGCATTATGTAAGGTATAGTCAACTCAGATGAGGTACGACCTCGATCCAAGAAAGACCACCTTTGGTTCTCTAAGGAGTTGTATAGACCTTGTGCTGTTTCTAGCATATTAGGTAGTAAGAGTAAAGGCAGCAGTCTCGTACAAAGTAGCGTCAGAAGAACTAGCAGATGTTATAGCAATGTATAATTTCTTATCGGAGGTATTGAAAAACAACTCTCCTTTTGTAGCTTCCTTCTTAAACTTATCTTCGTCACCTGCTGTATCGCCTGTCTTAATCGAGATAACAAAGTCCTTCTTGTGGAGTTTATTGTAAGCCATGACAAATTAGCTTAAAGTTCCCGCATTTATGCAAGGGGATGATGGACGAAGACGATAGTCGCTATTTGCTTGGTCTATAAAGAGTGGGTCGCTTACGATAATGTTTTTTGCAGAGTCAGCAGATTCACCAATGTTAAAGTAGCAATTATGACTTTCTGTAAATCCTAGTGGTGTGCCAAGAGTTGCACCTGATGTAGTGCAAAGAGCAATCGTATTTTTAATCACATGAGTGCCCGCATGAGAGACTTGGAAAATTCCACTTCCTCCCGCCGTGCTAGATAATATTATAGTACAGGAATCAATAGTTAAGTTTGAGGAAGCGTTGGCTCTATACCTGAAAAATCGAACCTCAGAGGCACTTGCAGTACCCTCAAAGATGCATCTCTTAAAAATCGCATTCATGCCATAACCTCCGTCAGTTGACCCTGTATCTCCAACCAAAGCTCGATAACCGCTAGTCATCCCAATAAAATCGCACTCCTCAACATTTAGAAGGGCACCATCAAGGATTCTTAAAAATAATGTTCCACTTCCATTAAACTTAATCCTTTTTAAATTAAACCCCGCATAACTACCGACAGAATTACCAAGGTTTAGTCCTGAATGATTAAATAAAACACCACCTGTATTTTCACCTTTGTAAGTGACTCCATCTGCACCTAAAGTAAGAGCAGAAGCAATTGTATATGTTCCATCCTTAAATATAAACTCGTCTCCTGACGAAGAACCTGATTGCTGAGTGGATAGTTGAGTAAGATCATATGGATCTGAATAAGAACCATCTGCAGTTCCACTTTGAGTGCCGTTAAAAAAGTATATTGTTGCCATGATATTATGTCTCTAAGTTAAGTTTGTAAGTTAAGTTTGTAAGTTAAGCGATTACTCCACCTGAGATTAAAAGTGGTGTAGGGTTCGCCCCTATGTCAGGAATATTAAAACCTTGGCGAAATGGTAATCCATTAGCCCCCTTAGAGTCAGAGTCACCACTAATTACGGAATAAGTTTCAGTCCCACTTACCACTTCAATGTCAGGCTCAACTCCATCTTCAACGACTGAGAATCCTACTGCGATATTGTTTATACCTAACGAATTAAGTAGTTTTAAATTACCTGATGCATCGGCAACAACCATGACTGACTGAAAGGGGTTGTCGATAACCTTAAAACTCTGATTTGGGTATGCCCCTATGTGGGGGTTATCTGTACCTCGCAAAGCAATATTTAACGGACCATCAACATCAGCAGTTGGCAGTTGGAAAGAACAGGTGCCGTCTCCATCTTCTCTTAAAAACTTAGTACCACCTGTTTCTCCAGTTGATATTACAGCAGTACCTTCTACTCCGCTTTCAGTAGCTAAAGAACCCAACCCTAAAGTTGTCCGTGCTGCTGCTGCGTCTGCATCGTCTACAAGCGTAGCACCGAATGCTGAGATACCGTGTACTGATGATGTTAACGATTCGTGATTTCCTAAGCTAACCTGTGTTGCAAACCCACTGATGTCAGCAGTTTGTACAGGAGCAAGGGTCATCAAGTTAGTGACGGTTACCTTCTTAGTAGTAGGAGTACCTGCGACATCGTCAACCAATGGAAGTAAATCAGCTCCAGCTGGACTGGTCTCTTCGGTAAGTTCTGTAATTTTTTTATTAGCCATGATTGTTAAGCTGGTTCAAATAATAATATTTCGTTTAGTTCTGTTGTCAATGGTTCACTTGCTTCTGTAAAGATTGCTCCGTCAATGACTTCCTCTTGTGGTACATCAAATCCGTAGAGCTTTTCAAAAGCAGGTCGAATGAAGTTACCAGGCAGTGCAATGATGTTGCTTGGTTTCTCAAGTACTGTGAACTCAATCGACATTATAGTGAGTCAACAGTTCCAGTAGCGTAGACGCTGTGGGTTCCTGCTGTGTATGCACTTACATTAGCTCTTAGCTTTTCGTAGTGTCCGTGGTCATCTCGTACCATAACCGATCCTTCGGCTGATACTGATTGACTGTGTACTACATGCCAAGCTCCTCCAATGTAAGCTTCTATATCTACGGTTGCAGAACCAGCGGACTCAGTGGCTATGACAAATGTCCAACCCTTAGAACGCTCAACTGAGAATGAACTGCCAGCCCCTGTTGAAGTAACAGATGATAGCAAAGTCTTTTTTGAGAGTGTGCGAAGCATGATGATATATAGTTATGTTGTTATTAAGAAGACATGTAGACACCTGTACCACCTGAAGTACCACCAAGTGTAGGTCTTGAAGATCGTGCTAACTGTGCTTGTGCTCCTCTTCTCCTTTTCTTAGGCTGTGTTTGTCTAACAGTCTTAGGTGCTTCAGCAACAGGTGGCGGTGGTGGCGGTGGTGCTGGAGGTGGTGGAGGAGGAGGAATATCTGGTGTTGACATACACATAGTTAGTCTTTTGTTAAAATGTTTTGTTGAAGCTGTTCGTTATAAGTTTGTCTAAGGAATCTAATTACAGACACTTGTCCACTTTTAAACCAAACATCTTTTTCTGTGTTCGTCAAGTCAGGACATTTGTCAGGAAATAGTTTCTCTAGTCTATTAACTAAAGTTTCACTTATAGCTGGTAGTAGTTCTTCTTCGTTATTCATAGTCATTGTGGTCTGTATTAGTCCATATATATATTGGTGTCATCTCTCCTACATAAGCACATCCTATGTTGAAGTCAAAGTATTCTATCGCTTCTTCCATTGTCATGTTACTAGGTTCTTGCATCATCTTCTCTAACATAAGTTCTATAGCGTACACAAACTTACCTTGTTTATAATCCACACCTATAATAGCTTCATCGAATCCATCCGCTTTTAAAGGTTCGTCATCTTTTATTAGTGCGATCATTTGTTTATGTAACTCCTGTCATCTAGTTCTTGTGGTAAGTTACCTTTATTAATTTGATCCTCTGTCCACAGGAAAGCACTGGCATTCCAAAGTATAGCACCTATGTGATCCTCCTTGTCATCTCCCTCGTTCAACGCTAACAGATGTCTATTCATACTATCTATTAATCTACTTAGTGGGAAACCGTTGTGCCAATTGTTGTCTCCGTAGAGTCTGCCTCCATCTTCAAATCGTTTGGCAAGGGATCGAAGGGCGATTGGAGGAATAAGGCTGAATCGTCCTCGTCCAGTAGCCCTGTCACGCTGTGCACCTGTGATGTAATTCTCCTTTTGTCCGTGGTTTGGTAGTTCTTTGGTGTCCATAATTTTGTTATTTGTTTTTGTTTTTTATTGTATTGTTCTTTCCTTAGTAGTCTTGCCATCCAAGCATTTATTAAAGCATCCTGTTCTGTCTGTCCCTTCTTCTCATACAAAGCAACAACAGATTCCCAAGTGTATCCGTTCGAGTTCAACCATTTCTCAGCTGCAACAGGACCGACTCCTTTTACCCCACTGAATCCATCAGTAGAATCTCCCATCAAAGTCTGTATCAAGTGGAAGTTATCTGCTTCTTGTTCTGTAGGTTCATGGTATTCTTCTTTGTTATAATCGTAGTATATTCCTGGTACTCCTTTGAAGTCCTTGTCTATTGATACGATGATACGCTTGTCTTGTCTGTTAGGTCTTTCAGTAGCTAGGATACTTAACACATCATCTGCTTCTATGTTAGCCCACAACTGTGCGTCTAGTTCATTAATCATCCATTCCTTCATAGGTTTTAAGATGACAGGTAACACTGACTTCCTTCTGTTAGACTTGTACTCAGGGAATAGTTTCCTTCTGAAGTTTGCTCGGTCACTAAGTGCTAACACTACTTCATCTGCTTTGAGTAAGTCCTTGAATTGTTCTATCCTTCCAATGACTCTGTTCTTTGCTACTGCCATGTCTGCGTGTACAGTCCAAAGCTCCTCTTCCCATTGTATATTTTCTTGTGCTATGATTGACGATTCAAATGCTAATACATCTGCGTCAATTAGTATGGTTGTTTTACTCATAGAATATGCTCCAGTTCTCTTGGTATTTTTTATGTTTTGATTTACTATTTGGTAGGATGTTCAACTTCAATGTTAGTCCCTTTATGTGTTCTCTCGGTATTAACCACCACATCTTTTCAGGTAGCACATAGCAACCTACCACATCTATTGAGTCACACATAGCAACCTTTCCGTTACATCCTGTCCCACTATTTATAGTGTATGAATTAGCTGATGACTTCTTACTTGTAGCTTTGATCTGTACCTTTAAAGTACCTGCTGGACAAGTAACAATGAAGTCCCAAGGCATAGGTGTGGTAGGTACATGAGGCTCAAAGTCTCGCTCTAAACATTCAGTAGTAAACCTTGACTCTGCTATTGCTCCGATTCTTTGGGTCTTTGATGAGGGCATAGGGAATGTAAGGTCAACTGTATCGTACAATTCTGCAACCTTCAAGTAGTAATCGTTTTCAAGTTCCGATGTCATGTCTTCTTTCCCATCCGATTAGGTAAGCTAAGAACTTCTTTAACAAATCTATATCATCTTTAACTTTACCCATCGATTGATTACATCTGTTACATAACAAACCTCTTATCTTCCCAGTTTTATGGCAGTGGTCTATATCCAATCTCCTCTTATTACCTGAGCTTTGTCCATGTCGATTGCATATAGCACATTTACCTTTCTGCTCTGATAACATTTCTTCATAATCTTCAGGAGTTATACCGTATCTACTTTTAAGATGCTGTCTTCGTGTTAAAGATTCAAAATAGTCTTTGTTCTTTTCTTGCCATTCCCTCTGTTGCTCTCTCCTGCAAAGTATACACCGTTTTCCGTAACCTGTTTTTGATTTTTTATCTTTAATCATTTCAGTTATGGGTTTTGTTTTGTTACATTTGGTACAAGTTTCCGTTTTCATATTAGTGTGTCTCTGCCCATGACTTACCTATCTTGTATTCACCGTCCATAGGACAAAGTAACTTCAACTCTTTACCTGCTTGTCTAATTGCTTCAACTGCTAACTGTCCGTATGTCTCAGCTAGGTCAGGTTTAACTTCAGCTTGGAACTCATCGTGTATGTTACCTACAAATGTGTACTCTCTACCGTGTGACCAACCTAAATCATTTAGTCTACGGTGTAATGTTATCAAAGCTACCTTCATAACCACAGCACCTGCTGATTGAAGTAACATATTAAGTGCAGCGTGTTCTGATCTGACTGGTAATACTCTACCATCTAGTCCTGTTAAACAAGCAGATCGTCTGACTTTCTCCTCTATCTTTAACTTCAATATCTTCAACGCAGGTAAGTTAGACAGGAACTTCTTCTTTAAGATTGCTCCTTCCTTTGCACCACCATCTACAATCTCTCCTATCTTCGCAGGTCCAGCACCGTACAGGAATCCATAGATGAATGTCTTTGCTTGGTCTCTAGTTTTTAAGTTAGCTGCTTTCTGATTAACCGTGTGTATGTCACCCTCTAATATATTCCTAGCGTACTGACCTTTGTCCCAATTAGCTAGGTAATGTGCAAGCATTCTTAACTCAAGTCCACTAGCATCAACACCTACTAATACATTACCGTTAAGTGGAATGAATAAACTTCTGCACTCCTTTCCGTACTCCGCTCTAGTAGCAGGTACTTGTGCTAAGTTAGGTTTGGAATGTGTACATCTACCTGTGACTGCACCGTTTGTATTGACTCGTCCGTGTAGTCTCTTATCTTTAACTAATTTAAGCCACCCATTCTCGCCCTCCGCCAAAGCTCCAAGTCTTTTTACGACTAACAGATACTCTAGCAGAAGCTCGGCAGCTGGGTGGTTTATCTTTTTAAGAGTAGATTCATCCACCTTTATAGTCTTACCATCTTCACTAACAGGTATCTCATAGCCTAGTTCTTCAAAGCGTTCTTTGATTTGCTTCCTGCTACCAGGGTTGAAAGGTATGACTTCCTCCTTTACATCGAGTGGTTCTGCTTTGTTAACTAAGTTCTGTACCATAC